AGGCCGGGGGCTGCATCTCTGCGCCATAGGACAGCGGCACCAACTGCTGTTGCACGCGCGGGTCGTCACCATCCTCCACCGGGGGCAGCCGGCGCATCTTGCGCGCCTCGTTGGGGCTCAGGACGCCGGAGCGCGTGCCCACTTCCAAGGCGAGCATGAACTCCTTGAAGTCGGAGCGGAACAGCGCGGCCTCGTAGTCGAACTCGATTTCCTCGCCGGCCGGCAACTCGAAGAGTTTGGTCAGCGAGTCTGAGATGTGATCGAGGTAGAAGCCCAGGCCACTGTTCACGAACCAGCGCGTCATGGCCTCGACGGACGCGAACTTGGCCTGCTCCATGTCGCCCAACATGAACGGCGGCACGCGGTAGATTTGGGCGATCTGTGTCTGGGAGAACCGGGCCGACGCGATCAACTCGGCATCGACCGCGGACATGGTGAGGGACTCCCACTCCATGCCTTCGGTGAACACGATGGGGTCACCCGCGTTGACGTTGCTGGACGCCTCCTTGAAGCGCGTCTTGATGCGCTGGATGGCGTCCGGCTGAAGCGTGCCCGGGTGGCGGATGATGCCGGAGGGCCGCGCCATGTTGCCGAAGAACGAGGCTACCTGCCCATTGATGGCGGTGCCGGCCTGGACCGTCAGCGCAGCCGCCACCAGGGGCGTCTCCCCGATGAGCGGGTCCGTGGGCGTGAACAGGCGGATATGCAGCATGTCCCGGGCGGGGACCCAGACGGGGTCCTTCTCGTCGCCGGTGGACAACTGGTAGTAGATGTCCCCGGTCTGGGGGTCTTTGTAGGGGCGGCACTGCCGCGGGTTGAGCGGGTACAGGGCCGAAATCTCGAAGCGATTGTTGCGCGTCACTCGCGCATAGGCGTTGCCCTCGGAAAGCAAGGAACGCATCAGGTACATCAGGAAGTCTGAGCGCGTCTGGTAGGCGTTCGGGACGCGCAAGACCCGGGCCGGGGCGCGATTGTAGACGGGCGTCGCCGCCCCATCGTCGTCGAACACCAGATGCTTGAGTGGAATGCGCGAGACCTCTTGCGCCAGGATGGCCCAGCAAGCGTAGACCGGGCCGTAGGAGCCGGCATCCGCGCGCCCGGCGGACGGGAACATCTGCCACACGTTCCACGGCTGCGAGATGGGCGCCCAAGGGTCGCCGTTCCAGCCTTTACGGTGGAACAGACTGCGCAGTTTGGCGAGCGCGCCCATGCGGGTCAGGCCGACTTACGCGCCTGGGGGCCTCGGGGCAGGGGTACGGGAGAGGGCAGCACGGAGGGATCAAGAGGTGCCTCCACGCGCGGATCGTTTGGAGCCGGCGCCGGGGTCGTGGTCAGAGCCGCCATGCCGCCGGGGGATAGCATCTCTACCCGACCAGCGGCGGCGGCGGCCTCCGCGTCGGCGCAGAGCATCCGTCCTTTCTGCCCAGGGTTCAGGGTGGTGGGCTTGAGAAGCGCGTCGAACCCCGGAGTCGGGGCCACCGCTTTGACGAACCAATACGTGTAGGCCATGGGGGTCTCCTGCTTGTGTGGAACCGGGGCCTCGCGGCCCCGGTTGATTGCTTTGCGGGAGTCTACCTTACCAGCCGGTCGCCCCAGTGAGGACCTGCACGCCGGCCTTGCGCAGGATGCGCCAGTCCAGGGTCCAGACCATCTTGAGCGCAAAGGCGTCCTGCTGGAACAGCGAGTAGGTCGGTGCCGCCACCACGTTCGGGGTCGCCACGGTGCCGATGGCCGCCGGGGACGTGTCCTCGAAGTGCAGGGTAGCGGAGTCCGACATCTCGAAGTACGGAGACAGCTCCTGCCCGAAGCCCATCGCATCCGAAGACACGTAGGAGACGATGCCGCCGGTGACGTTGGTGGACTGGACGATAGGGATGCCCTCGAACCGACCAGAGTCGATCGAGTCGCGGAAAACGAACTCGCCGGTGGTGGCGTCCTGCTTGTTGCGCAGACCGCGGACCTGGGCCGGGTTCATCAGCCACACGCCGCCAGTCGCCTTGATGGCCTCGGCACGCCCCAGAAGTGCGTCCACGTCGAGCAGGATTTCCTCGACGGTTGAGCCATGCGCGCCGGTAGCCACGTTGGTAACGGCATTGATGTTGCCGGCGCCCGTCTCCGTTGGGTCCTGAAGGCCGGCAGGGCGAATCGCGGTACGCGCCTGGTTGTCCAGGAACAGCGTGTCCAGGGTCTCGGTGGTGTCCACCAGGATCTGGTCCCGGACGATGGACTCGATGGACGGCATCGAGCGACGCGCCAGCTCCTTGGTGTAACTGGAGATGACGGCCAGCTTCTTCGGGGACAGGCTGGTGGTGCCGATGTTGCCGGACTTGACCGGGATAGCCCCGTTCTCTCCGATGAACCCGCCAGACAGCGTGCCGCGGCCGTTGTTGACCGGGAGGTTGGTGGTCAGGCTGATGTCCATGCGCCGCCCGGGCACCTGCATGTAGATGCTGGTGTCGCGCAGAAGCTCGATGAAGTCGCCCCAGGCTTGCTCCACGAGGTTCGCGGCCCAGGTGGAGTGGGTCGTAGTAGCGGGAGCGGTGGCCGCGCGGACCAGGTGGGCGATCTCCGGGTCATCGCGGTGGGTAGCCTCGGCAATCTGCGCCGGGTCCTGCCGCAGGCCGAAGCCCTTGACGATGGCCGCGATGGCTGCAAAGGCGGCATGGCCCTTCGGACGGTTGGTGCGGACCTGGATACGCGGGACCGGGTTGGTGCCGCCCTGGGGCTCAGGAAGGTCACCCAGCGAGCGCGCAATGACGGCCTCGGTGGCCTCCAGGGTGCGCAGATGGCCGGTGGCGCGGTCCAGCTTGGCGGACAGTTCAGCCAGGGCCTCGGTCTGCGGGTCGGTCAGGGCGCCGGTGCCATCGATGTCGTTGGTGACGGCGGTGATCTGGTCGCGCAGGGACAGGATCTCCTGCTGCTTGGCTTTGATTTTGTCGGCTGTGGTCATGGTGTTGGTGCTCCGAGTAGTGGGGGGCGGGGTGCTGGGGGGCGTGCCACTGACTCGCGGCGGGGAGTGCAATTGGGAGTAGGCGCTGCGCTGGTAAATGCTTGCCGCCGACTGGGCAGCCGCGAACAGCGGAACGAACTCCTTGGCGAAAGCGACCCGAGCCGCCGGGTTGGCGGGTGTGGGGGTAAGCGTGATTTCGATGGGGGTGAGTCCCTCAAGGTACTGCCCGCCGAAGGGGTCCTTGGGGTTGATGGGCGTGGCTGACTCAACCATAAAGCCGAAGCTCACACCATCCAGCATCCCTTGCTCGAAGAGCGCCCGGACCATATCGACATCTGCGGACGTGCCCGCCTTCGCCAGTTGGGCGGTCGCCATGAGCTTTCCGCCAACAACCTCGAAATCCTTGGCAAGGCCCACCACTAGGCGCGAGTCATGCCCGAACAGTAACGGGAGGCTCCCGTTACTGTTGAGGTAACGCCAGTCGATTTTGGACAGGAGGACGACATCTCCGTATGAGTCGATGTCCGAAGACGATACGACCATACGGAAATTATCGGGGTTGGGCGCTGGGGACGCTGCCTTGTGGGCGAGCGCTAGGGCCTTGAATACTGCGGTTCGGGGCATGACGGGCGTACCTATATAGCTAGGTTGCCCGGTTACCCATGGGGGCCACCGTCAGCGCGGATGCACCAAGAGCCTACTCAGGCGGGTCGTTCGGCGGGGGGCGGGTGCCGCGCTCGCGTCTTCCTGGTCGGTTCCTGGCATTCATGCGCGATAGTGTAACGGGGTTTGCAGTGGGTGCAAGGGGGTGTTACGCGGGTTGACCCGGTACCTGCGACGTGGCGGCCCGCTGCTCTCTGGTCAGCCCGTGGTTGGGGTGGTACCCGAACTCCCGGCGCATGGCCTGCGCACGGGCAACAGCGTCCTCGAACGCTACGAAGTGCCCACCGTGCACAGGTTTTCCGTTGTGGCTGACCCGAACCAGGTACTTCTGGTACATCTTGTCCCAACAAACCCCAGTCGCCCCGGTAGTGGAATCACTACGCAACGGCATATTAACGGTGTTCTCTCGAATGGTGACCGAACGCAAGTTACCGATGCGATTGTTCCTACCGTCCCCGTCGATATGGTCTACTTCTGCTTCCGGAAGCTCGCCTGTCATGTATAACCACGCCAAGCGGTGCGCGTAGTAACTCACGCCGTTTAACCCTATTTGGATGTACCGGTTCTTATTGACACGGTTTACGTGCCCCGCGGGCTTTCCTGCGTATCTTTTATTGACTCCTTTCCAGGTGCCCTCACGCCACTTCCATACGAAGCCCCCAGTTTCCGGATCGTAGTCGAGCGCGGCTTTTAACTCGGCCTGCGTTAGCCGCGCTTGCGGAGACGCTGCCAATAAATCTAGCTTCTTTGGCATAAAAACCCCTGGGAAGGAAGCAATCGGCTGGCGAGGCCGACGAGCCGGGCGGGACAAAGGGCCGCCGAACTCGCGTGAATGCTTCCTTCCCAGGGGTTCTGGGAGCTTTGTCCTACCGTGCCAGGGGCCAACCCGACAGGAACTACACTACACGGATTTCAACTTCACGCCAAGCATTTTCACATCATGCAGAGATCGGTCTCGAAGCTGCTCGGCCCCGCCTCCACCACCTGCGTCAGCAATTCGCGCACGCGCAACGCCATGGCCAAGGCCACTACGCCGTCGATACGCCCGTAGGACTTCGCCTTCTCGAACTTGCGCGACCCGGCGGGGTCCATTGTCGTGACCGTGTTTGCGACGCACCAGGTCAGAACGGGATGGTTCCCGTGCGCAATCGTGCCCTCCAGGACGGCCCTCTCCAGAGCCGCAACGCAGGGGTCTGCGTCCCTGAACCCCTGCCCTATTCCAAAAAAGAACTCCTTGTCGTCGCACAGGCTGCCCAAACCTCGGTCCCTGAGGTGGGCTTTCATGTCTTCTATTTTCCAACGGCCGAAGCCGAGGCCAGCCACGTCAAATTCCGACAGCGCCACCTCTATCTGACCCGCCACAAGGTCGTAACTTATCGTTTTATTCGAGTCGGCGTTAAGGAATCCCTGGTCCCGCCAAAGAACATAGGGCACCTTGTCCTCGTTCTGCCGGGCCTCCAGCGCGTCACCTGGTAACCAGAAGAACGGAAGCACCGGCATCCGCCCATCGTCCTCGGGCCCCGGCTCGAACACCAGCACGAAGGCCGTCAGGTCGCGCACG